AAATTTCAGCCATGCGAAAGGCGTGTTCCCATGTTGGTGCATACCATGTTTTGGTGTACAATTCCTTTCCGCTTTCTGTGCGATAAACACATTCGTAAATGTTGATGATTGCTTCCATAGTTTTAAGTGGGGGCATTAAGCCCCCATGTTGTTTAATAATCTGTAAGTGTTTCCGTCGTTCTTTACTCCATCTTTCCATAAAGAAAAAGAATAATACTCACTCACTTTGATGATAACCCGTTTTGCACCTGCACTTACAATTGTGCAAATAAGTTCTTTGCCCGACCTTGCACAAGTCAAAACTACTTGTGTGTTTCCGCTTTTTACTGCTTTTTGAAAGTCCTCGTGTGTCATGTTATTTTGTGTTTGTGTCATTTCCATGATGCAAATATACATTTGGTATTTGAAATCCCAAACATATACAAAAATAAAAAAAGGGATTTTACTCCCTTTCTTTGTAAATGGTTACTTTTCCTTTGTGAGTGACTTCAACATTTCAATCAAACGGGGGCATGGATACACATCCGCTTTGTCCGCACGAACTGAATTGTGGGTATAAACACCTGATTCGTTCTTCAATGCTCGTTTGGTTACAACCCAAATATCTTCGTTGTAGGTTAAATCAATTCCGTACTTTTCATTCCAAAGAATCAACAAGTCCTTCACGGATTGGATTTGTTCGTCTGTGTACTTATGCCACAACTTGTATCCTTTGTAGGCCGTTGGAAGTTCCGTCACTTGGTCTGCGGGTATTTCACCACCCACATAGTTGTAATACTTTGTGCCTTTTTTGGTGATTGGTCCCCAGTTGCAAACCTCAATACCAATGGATGTTCTATCCAAAGGAAGATACGGACAACCATGCCCCATGAAATGCTTTGTGCCTAACCCTAAATGGTACGCCCAATACTCACTTCCAAACCCTTGTACGATTGTGCCGTCTGTTGAGATGGCAACACAAGTGGCAACCTTGTTGGCAACCTTTTCCCAATATGCGAAGGTTTGTTCACCGCTTCCGTTTCCCGCAGTGTGGTGTAAATACACCTGGGTTTTCTTAACCGCTTCGCGATTGTATGCCCGAAATGGTACTTGTTTAATTTTCATCTTGTTTTTTACTTGCGCCAAAATAGAATGATACTACCATAGTCACGATGGATGTAACCCCACCCGCAATGGTAAAATAAATGTCCTTTTGATCCGTTGGAAAGTCCCAAAAGATAATTGAAAATAGAATGGCATAACTCAATGCCAAAATTAGGATGGCAACAATGCCCGTTACATTTGCTTTGAATCTGTCCATTATCCTTGACCCACACTGGGCTTTTTTGATTTGTGTTTATTGATGTGCTTGGTATGTCTGCCCAACTTCTTTTTGGGCTTTGCACGAAATGTCGTTGTGTTGGTTGCCTTTGCCATTACATTCCGTTGAGTTTTAGCATATTATTCAAACTCACAGTGTCCATGTCCGCAATGGCCGTATCAACACCCATAAACATCATGGTCTTTGCATACTTTTCCGCCTTTGCTTGCGCCTTGGCAACATCTGCTTTTAACGCTTCTTTTTCCGCAACCTTTGATTCAACCATCTTTGCGTTCATCGTTTGAGCCATTTTGGTGACTTCTCCCGCACTTTGAATGTTTTTTGATACCTTGTTAAGCAACGCGTCTATTTCGTCAATCTGTGGGCTTGGTTTAGCGTGGGCAATTGTGAACACATAACCAGTGATAAACAACGCACTAAATACGATTAAAAGATTTTTCATAGTTTTTTCATTGTTTGCATGATACGAATTTCGGTCATGGTTGCAGCCAAACACGAATCCGACTTTTTAAGGGCGTATGTGAGTTTGTCAATTTTGACATCCAACGCTTCAATCTTTTGATTTGCCTTTTCAATCTGGTCTTTGTATCCCGAACGAAGGTCAAAGTAAAGGTAAGAAACAGCCAACAGCATACAAAAAGCCACGGCAGCAATTGGGTTTTTGCGAAATTGGTCAAACGAAACTGGCAGCCCATTTGGTGCTTTTTTTACTACGGACATACCATTAAAACGATTAGATGGTTATTTGTTCCACATTGTCCGCACCATAGATGGCCACCAACGCATCGTAAACGGCGTTAACCAATAACGATTCAGCGGGGATGGTTTCGTAGGCAACAACCGACAATTCCAGGTTGGAAAATGTGGTGTTAAAATCTTCAATGCCTTGAATCGGGGCTTTGCCTTCTGCCAATGCTTGTACACTTGCAAAAACAAAGGTTGCGATTTGTGCGGGGATGATTCCGTCTTTTTGACTTTTTACATCTGCGTAACCTTCTGCGATTACTACGATTGAACCCGATGGGATTGATAAACCGCTTGTTAGGTTTACATTACTATTGATAAGGATTGCTTTCATATATTTACAAAATTAGAATAAATCGTTCCAAGTGCTACCATTGTAGCATTGTAATTTGTTAGTTGTGGTATTGTATAGTACCAAGCCATTTGCAGGGGAGGATATTGCATCTCTTAAAATTGTTGTCATTCTTGGGAATAACACCCCTTTTGTGGTTGAATCAACTTGCAACAACGCACTTGATTGTGCCGTATATGAACCCGTATTGTTAATGTTCATTTGTCGACCTGGAATCATATGCAAATCTGCAGTTGCACTATTCACCGCCGCAAATACTATTGAACTTGATTGATTGTTAATGTAAGTATTGCCGTTCCCAAATTGCAAAGTTCCAAACAATGTCGTGTTCAAATTATCTTGAACTTGCAACGCACTATTCCCCGCACTATTCTGCACCAACAACGATGTCGTGGCGGATGTTGAGCCCCAACCTCTAATAAGTGTAGTTACATTAGATATAGGTGTTGTATTAACCGCAACACCTCCTTCACTTGGTGTATCAACTCTCAAACGAATACCAGATCCTTGCCCCCAAATAAAATTACTCTGAAGCATTAAACCACCAACAAGGACACTTGAACTTGCCGCAATACTTCCAACTACATCCAACGCTTGTGTTGGCGTGTTCGTACCAACCCCCAACCTATTATTGGTGTCATCCCAAAACAAGTTCGACGCATCACTTGCAAACGCACTTCCATTGCTGAACTGAATAGCACCCGCAACGCCCGATGGTGGGGTGGATGGTGTCACAATGTTACCCGAACCCAATACACTTGTTCCGTTGATGGTTTTGATGTTTGTTCCCGATACCAAAGTATCTTGTTTGGCGGCAACTTGCGAAGCCGTTGGAACTGCAACACCACCTTGTTGTAATTGGTTTGTGAAGTTTACACCCGTTGTGGATACCTCCATTGGTAGGTTGTTACCATTACCATCAGAAAGTACCTTTGGTGTTCCACTTATGGCGGTGTTATCGCCCGTTTTTATTAGTCCTGGGTATGTTCCCGCAGGGGTTAAGCCGTTTAATGATATTCCCATGATTATATATTATTCCAAGTATCGTTAATTGAATTCCATTGAGTGTTGATTTGTTGCCATTCCAAGGTTGCAAATGTCGGGTTTCGTGTGATTTGCCCAATGCCTTGCGCCCATAAAGTGCCATCACAACACTTTTTGGAGTATGTATTTTTGTCCTTACACAAACACGCCCGTGTTCCACCACCTTGCGGGGATGACCTTGATGGGGTTTTCCACCCATTCTGTGTGTTGTTCGGATTATTAGGGTTGTTCCAATTGCTCATTTTCTTATCAATGCAAAAAGTAAAAGTAAAAATAACACCGATCCAATCGCCACACCAATTTTTTGTGGCACACTGATTCTTTCTTTATACTGAATCTGTGGTGGTAACTGAATTGTCTTGGTGTAACGGATGGTATCTGCCTTCACAATTGTTTGAACTCTTATCACATCGTGATTTCTGTAAACAATCGTTTTAACGCCATCCTTTTCAATTGTGAGGGTGTCAATCGTTTTTGTTGTAAAAGTGTCTGTAATGGTCACAGAATCACGCACAAACACGGTATCAATGCCATACACACTTATTTGTGCCATTGCGGGGTTCTTTTTGATGGCTTGTTCTAAATGCCACTGCGCAGAACATCCCGCCAAAAAAATGATAAGTGTTAATAATTTACCACCTTTGACAAACAAATCGCACTTCACCTTATTGATGGTTTTCAACTGCGTCATGTAGGTGGTCAATTTCTTGACCTTTTCATCCTTTGGTTTGTATGTTTTCTTTACAGATTCCATGAAACATAGTTTGACGGATTTGTATTTGGGTATTCACCCGCTTGTTGGTCCTCGGTGTACTGTGAAAATAATTGTGGGTAGTAACTTAAATAATCCACAACCCGTCTACGATAAGTTTCCGCGATGTTTCTTTGGCGTTGAACCAATGTATCAATTTCGGTTTTGTCTGGCAAGGTGGTGTTTTCGGGTGAGTTCCTCAAAATACCCGCATTGCTTACCTCATAACCATGAAACAACAACAAATCTGCCATGGCGTAATGAATCAACATCGGTTGAACATAGTGCGAAACCAAAGTTTGGTAGTTGCCCGTCAATGTTCCGTTTTCAACCTGGGTTAAAATGTACCGATACAACTTCGTTCCCAAAAGTTCTTGAACTTGTATGTCTTGACTGATTTTAACAAAGGGATAGATTTTGTCCAC